TTTTCTGAATATACTCTATATCGGCTATTTCACTTAGATTTTGAGCTCCTGGTAAGGTATCTATCGGGTTTGGTGAGTTAGGGTCTCTAACTGGTATAAAATAGTCTTGGTCAACAGCCATTTGATTATACCTTAAATCCACATTACCAGTATCGTTATCAACAATAGGGTCCCTTTTAAATTTATTGGCAATTCTTTGTACATATGGTTCAACATCCTTATCATCCATATTACCCACATACACTTTAAATACTCTTCTTTCAGGTGCTCTAGAAGTTCTATAAATTAACATTGCGTCTTCCGCTAAAAGTAATTGTTTCCATATACGTCTACATTTCTCTAACATGGAAGTACCATAAGGCAATCTTCTATCGTCAGATAAAATTCTAAAGTGAGCAACTTCCCAAGTATTAAATTCCATATCCTTAGGTTTCCAAGCAAACTTTACCTCTCTCTCTTCGTCTGTTTGGTCTGTCCTATACTGAACCACTTTAGTTCCTTTCTCAACTCTTTCAATCTCTATATTAACTAACTGACTTGCACCCACAATACCTTTCTTAGGGTCTAATTTTAAATAAACAAAATTATCACCATACTTACACGTATTACGAGTCCACATAGGTAGATTAGTTTCTATGTCTAAAATATTGTTAAATAAATCACCTAAAATACTTTTTATCCTTTTAGATTCTGAGTATATGTTTAACATAAAACCTCTTTCACCTATAGTACAACATTCTTCAGCCATTATATCTAAAGCAGCCGAAATTTCTGGTGTAAATTCCATTGATTCGTAATCGTAATATGAAGCCATTCTTGTTGGTTCGTAATAAACAGCTTGGGAGTATAAATTACTTTCTACCTTAGACCACTGGTCTTTTAAATATGTGGCTTGTTGCCCTTGTAATTTTTCTGATTCATATTCTTTTTTATCTTTAGTCCTTAAAAGTTGTTTTTTGTCAAAAGCATAGGATTTAGAATCGGGAGCTGGTGCTCCAGCTGCCCCAAATAGTTGGGTTAGTCTTTGAAATACTGTTAAATTGTTTTGTGCCATTTTCTAAATATAAACTTTATATGTTATTTGTCAACCTATTAGTCAACATACTCACACCTTACATATGCTGGAACTACCGTTGGTTCACATTGTCCACCCCACACGTAAGTCACACAATTGTCCACTGTTTTCCCTTCACAGGTTTCACAACAATTTTTTATAGTTTTTAACGCGGCCTTTTGAGCTTTAGATGTAAAGTCAGGTTCAAAAGGTCTCCACGCGTAGACTGTCTGATATAGAGCTTGTCTTAGTAGTTTTCCAGATTTTTTTCTGGTTCCACCCCAACTAGGTCCAAAATTACTAATACTATCACTTTTTCTTGCTAATGCCATAATTCTATTTTAATCCACTTAACAACCATAAATAGTCTTTAGGGTTGTTTGAGTTAGGTGGTAATCCTTGTGCTGATACTCTTCCCGGTGAAAATACCGGTTTATTGTCGTTTCTAAATTTATTTTCGTCTGTTGACCAAGCATCTAACATAGCTTTTGTCTGTTCTACACTATTCTTTAATTGTGTAAATGAGTTTTGGGCTATATACAAAGCCATAGCTATTGACATGATAAGGTCATCATGGGCTCCCTTCATATGGTCTGGTCTTCCATTTATGTAGACAAAAGTTTTAAACTCATTAAACAGTCTCCTAGAGCGAATTTTAAATCCAGTCCTTAGTTGTTCCTCTAAAGCTTGTACTATCTGTACTCTTTTATTGTTAAAATTTAAACCTGGGGTTTTCTCTGATTGATTGAACTTCCAAGTCTCAGTAGATTTAACACCTTCATAATATAAATCTTTATAACCCAACTCCAACATTTTTCTAGAAGTAGCTACCCCCATACCACCAGTAATATCTATAACCACAAAGCAACTATATTTAACAGCCCATTTATGAGCTAACTCTGCCGCTATATCTGGTGGTACTTTACCTAAATACTCAGCTACCTGTTCTCCCTCGTCAAAATCAATAATAACAAAACCAGTAGAATCTTCACTATCACCTCTAGAAACATCTATACCCATAATGTATTTATGTCCTTCTACGGGTGGTTTCCAAATCCATACACTATTACCCAACCATTTTTCTGTAGGTTCCCTAATGTCTTTTTCAATAGTGTCTAATGTTTCCGTAGGTATTACATTATCCCCAGAACCTAAAAAAGCACACTCTAACTCCTGTGATATTTTCCGTCTATCAAACTTTAGTTTTTTAGCCATCTCCTCAAACCAGTAAGAACATGGTTTATACCCTTTCTCTATTAATAATTCATAAGTGTCAGGTTTTACAGTTTTTAATACTTCGCTTTCATTGTACTCATCTCTATTAAGTAAAAAATGTACAATGTCTTTAGTTTTAACAAAATATAGGTCTTCGGTAAATCTTGGGTCTCTGTACCAAACTAACCTACTAATTTTAAAATTATTTAATTCTCTAATGGATTGGTCAAACACTTCATAATATATAGAATCAAAACCGTTAGGTGTTGATATCACTATTACTTTACCACCAGTAGCTAAAGACGCCATACATGCTGCCCATAAATCTTGACCCGTCTCTATGTAGGCTGCCTCATCAAAAATTAATATGGTTGGGGTGTATCCCCTTAGTGCATCGACTGAAGTTGCCACCGCTTTTACCTCAGAACCATTATTTAACCTATAGTGTTTTTGTGAATTTTTATCCTTGTCAAATCCAACACTTAACCAGTCTGGCCATTGACGAAGGAACCCTTTAATTTTATTTGCCATTTCTGACGCAGTATCCAACTTATTAGCCAAAACCAATATCTTTTCTGGTTTATCCTTAGAAGCAAATTGTAGTTTTTTTGAAATCCAAGCTGCTGTTGCTGTTGATACCCCAGCTTGTCTATATTTTAGAACTATATTGTCGTTATATTCTTCATAATCCTCAATCATTGTTACCTGTTCAGGAAACAATTTAAAAGGAACATAAGAACTTTTGGTGTTGTCGTAAGTTTCTAAATATGTTTCTAATGCATATGGGGTATCCCCCACACATTTTACATATTCTTTTACTAATTCTTCTCTAGTCATATACTATAAATATCGACAGAGTTATTATGGGATGTTATTTGGATTGACTTTTTAAGAATTTTACTTCTTGTGGTGTTAATGCGTCCATTCCTTGTGTGAATATTTTATCTAATACACCATCCATATCTAATTCTACATCTGATGTAGTCGTAGTAGGTGATTCTGGCACTTCTGGTTCTGAAACATCATCTGGGTAAGTTTCTTCATAATCAGATTGACCCATTTCTTTTATAATGTCACCAACTATTCTTTTTAACTCATCCCTACCTCTATCCGAATCACTTAAAACATCCTTAGTTAACCTAAACATTTCTTTTGCGTCCATACGAGCAAATTCACTAAATAGGTAGTTTTGTACCTCTCTTTTATCGTCTTGCATTAAATCATGTGGGTAAGCTTCTCTAAATTTTTCCCATATTACAGGACCTAAACGTAAATCCCAAATTTCAGCAGTTAAAGTATCCTCAGAATCCATAACCATTTGAGCTTGTCTAGGGTCGTCAGGTAGTCCTTGGGTTGCTAATACCTCCATAACTCCTTTTATTAATTCGTGTACCAAAACTGGAAAAGTTATTCCTTGTGCTTTAACTGTAGGTGGGTCTGTATCTGGGTCAACCTCTTCTTTACCAGCCATCCCTTGTCCACTTTGTGCCATCATCATTGTAGTTTCATCCGGCATAATCCAATAAACTAAATCATTCACTGACATCATTATACCGTATAAATTAATTAAATCTGGGTCTATATTATTTAATTCTTCGTTAACCATATGAAACATGTAGTGTCCTTTTTTAGAAGCTCCTTGGATTAGTTGGTTTAGAAATCTTCTTTTTTCTTTCTCAATGTCAAAATCCTCAAATTCTTCCATAGCTTCTTCTTCTGAATCTTGTTTTTGTTCTTGTTCTTGTTCACCACCACCCTGCATTCCACTCATGTCAATCTCACCCATCCCCACAATTTTTGCGTCAAATTGTAAAACGTCGTCTGGTATTGCCATATCTTCCTTAACAATTCTTACAGCTAAATCTTCTAATTGTTGTTTATTTTGTGCTTCTATTTGGAATATTCTTTGTACTGATGCCATTAACATTTGTTGTAATTGACCAAATGAACCTGGTGTAACATTCTCTATCCCAGTATAATGTTTTACCTTATCAACAACGTCTCTAAATCTTTTAGATGCCACCAACTCCTCAAATGTATTTGGCACACCACTAGGGTCCACACTGGGGTAAGCTTCACTACCAGCACCAGGAAATTCACCACGTTCTAATTTACCTTGTAGGGTAGGGTCCATTCTTTCTGGGTTATCACCATAATCAATAGGGGCTTCATTCATAGAATAAGATAACTTATCCAATTGTTCCTTAGTTATTAATATATCTTTTTTCATTATTTTTTATACGCCTTTGGTTTGGGTTTATGTTTTGGTTGGTATGGTGATTTTCTACCTGGTTTTTTAGGTGTTTTTAAAGGTGTTGTTGTTGGTTTGGTTGTTGGTTCCGGCATAGTCAGTGGAGTATCCGCTGAGAATAAACTATCAAAATCTAACCATGATGGCAACTCCAAAGCCGCATCTTCAACATCAGGGTCAGTTACCGTTTCTAACCCAACGTCCATAGTCTTCATTTCTTTTATAGTCGTTATTAAATCTTTTTTAGACATTTGTGGTCTTTCATATTTTTCTACTAGATTAAGTAACCAGTTTTCCACCATATTTTTATCCATTGACTCGGATTTTTCAGTAGGTAATTCATCTGCATTTGGTGTGTTGGTGTAATCTTCTATAGCTGTCAGTGTCATTGATTTTGCTGCTTTTAAAACTGCGTCATTGTTACGTCCATCACCACATTTTGTATATTTACTTGTTTTACAACTTTTTACTAAGTTATAAAAATTATATTGTTTTTTGGATACAGCTATTTCCAATAACTCTTTTTTAGTTATCGCTTCTGCTATATCACCATCGTTTTTATGTGAAGGACTATTTGGGTTGGAATCATCATCCATTCCATCATCTGCCATATCATCAGCATCATGTGGAACCTCTTGTCCACTAAGTTTTTCTCCAGCTAATGCATTCATATTACTTTGTTCCTCTATATCATCTTCATGTATCCCTGAACTATTTCCCATAGGTCCGTCTGATTGGTGTCCTTTTTCATTTGGGTTGGAAAACGAATATTTTGGTTCTGTAAACCCTATAGCTTCTTCCATATCATATCCGTCATATGCTTGTCCACCTTCTGGACCAGGTGACTGGAACCCTTCAGCGTCTGGGTTAGTAAAAGAAGGGTCATCTAAATACGCTGCGTTATCTGGGTCACCAAACATACCCTCTTCTAAATCATCTTCTAGAACATCCATCTCTTTACCTTCAGAATCTTTGTATTTTTTTGGTTCTGGGAACCTAGGGTCAGTTGTCCCTTCGTTAGTATCTACTGTGTTGGCTTTTTCTTGATTTATGTTAGCCATGTCCTGTTCGTATCTTTTTTGTATCTCTAACTGTTTTTTTAATATGTCTGATTTACTATCTTCTTCACCCAATAACCTACTGGAAAGAGTTAACAGTTGTTTATCAGTAAATTCTAAAAGGGTACTTAGTTGCATTCCTTTATTTGTGAGTTTATTATATAAATAAAGTCTATCTATTTTTAAGTTCTGTTTTTTCATTGTATTCTAAAATTAAATCTCTAATGTATAATTTATCGTCCACCATTTGCTTAGTATCACCAAATTTAAATACCAATCTTTTCTCTATACTAACATCTAAATCTTCTTCTATCTCTTTTTCCCAAGCTAAAGCTACAACATCATCTATAGAATCTACAAAAGAAAAGTAGTCGGACTCCTGGACTAGTGAAAACTCTAGACCTTGCTTACTTAGAATACCTACATTGTTAACATATTCTACATCAGGTGGTTGTGGTTTTCCATTTGCTGGACTACTATCCCATTCTTCACCCCATACATCAGTATCTGAAGAAAAAATGAACTCGTAAACGTAATTCCCTTTGAAATTAGGTCCGAGTTCATTTACATAAACCAATTTCATCCTACTTAATAATTTTTCCTTTTGCTGTTATTTGTACTACTTTGTTGTTTTCTTGTAAAACGATGTCACCTCTTTTATTTTGTCCTATTGGGCGAAATCCAGAATTTTCTTTAAGGAAACTTTTTACTAACACTTCTTGTTCGTAAGTCCTAAAAGATTCTTTTAAAGTTTTTTTTGACCTATTTTCTTTAATGTGTTGTTTTTTAAGTTGTTTTTTAAGTTGTTTTCTAACCAAATTTACATCACTACTTTCTTTTAATTCACTATTTGTGTACTTAAAGTATTTTTTTAATGATTTATTAATTTTTTCTGGTCTTGATTCATTAAAGATGTCTTCTATGTCACTAACAACATCCTCAACTTCACTTGAATCCATAGTATTTACCATCGCATCAACTTCTTCTTCACCATCGTCCTCACTTAAATGTTTTTCAGTGAATTTTTCAGCACCTGCAGTCATAGCAGCTCCCGCAGCAATTTTAGCTAAATTAGCCCACATTTCTTGGGTGTCCTGTTCTCCTCTATGTGCTGTTGTTTCCTCCAGTTCCATATCCTCATCCTCAAAGTCCATACCTTCATCTTCAAAGTCCATATCTTCACCACCAAAATCTAATTCCTCTTCACCACTTATGTCAACATCAAACTCACCGTCTTCACTATATTCCATGTCTTCTTCACTTTCTAACTTATCCACTATATCCTCAACGTCCTCACTAGTTAGTTGATTTGTGTCAAC